CGGCGCTGCCGAAAGCCTCGCAGCGTCTGCTGGATGACAGCGCGTTTGACATCGAAAACTGGCTGGCTGGCCGCATTGCCGACAAGTTCGCCCGTGCCGAAGCTGCTGCCTTTATCAACGGTGACGGCATCGACAAACCGACCGGTATTTTGACCCACACCGCAGTTGCCAACGACAGCTGGGCCTGGGGCGATCTGGGCTATGTTGCAACCGGCAATGTTGGCGATTTTGACGCCATCAACCCGGCCGATGCGATCATCGACCTGACCTATTCGCTGGATGCGGAATATCGCGCCAATGCGGCTTTCGTGATGAACTCGAAAACCGCCGGTGCTGTGCGCAAGATGAAGGACCTGGATGGTCGTTTCTTGTGGTCTGACGGTCTGGCCGCTGGTGAACCTGCGCGCCTGATGGGCTATCCGGTTCTGATCGCCGAAGACATGCCTGACATTGCTGCTGACAGCCTGTCGATTGCCTTTGGTGACTTTGCGGCCGGTTATACCGTTGCCGAACGTCCCGACACACGCATTCTGCGTGACCCGTTCTCGGCCAAACCGCATGTGCTGTTCTATGCCACCAAACGCGTTGGTGGCGACGTCAGCGACTTTGCGGCGATCAAGCTTTTGAAATTCGCGGCCTCCTAAGCCCGCGAAACCAGGTTCGTGCCCCATTTCGGTGGTGGCGCGGACGACCTGGGTGCGCGCCGACACATGCCGTGTTGTCTAGCTGCTCCCCCTCCGTCCGAGCAATACGGAGGCGCGCACCCAACCAACCGTTCCCGACGCGAGGGGCCCGAAATTTCGGAGATGATCCATGATGTTAGTCGAGCAGACCACAGTGCCGGGCGCGGCGTTGCCGGTCGCGGAATTCAAAGACCACCTGCGGCTGGGCACCGGGTTTGCCGATGACGGGGTGCAGGACGGTGTCCTGGAAGCCTATCTGCGCGCCGCCATGGCCGCGATCGAGGCCCGCACCGGCAAGATCCTTGTGTCCCGCGCATTTACCTGGACCCTGACCGCCTGGCGCGATCTGGCCAGCCAGGCTTTGCCTGTCGCCCCGGTCAGCGCCATCACCAGCCTGACGATCACCGACCGCCTTGGGGTGGACGAATTGGTCGATCCGTCGCGTTACCTGCTGGAGCAGGACATGCAGCGGCCCAAGCTGGTGTCGACGGCGATCTGCCTGCCTGCCATTCCGGTGGGCGGCACGGTTGTCATCGGTTTCGATGCGGGGTTTGGGGCCGCCTGGTCCGATATTCCCGCTGACCTGAACCACGCGGTCATGCTGTTGGCGGGCCACTTTTACGAACACCGTCACGACACGTCGACGACCGAAGGCGCGATGCCCCACGGCGTTGACGCGCTGATCCAACGCTATCGCACCGTGCGTCTGTTCGGTGGGGGAGGTGCATTTTGACCCTGCCCAACCTGAACCGAAAGCTGGTGCTGGAAGAGGCCCAAAAGACCCCAGACGGGGCCGGTGGTTTCATCGAAACCTGGGTCGCCCTGGGCGAACACTGGGCCGAAATCGCACCGGGGACGGGGCGTGAAAAGGCGGCGGAATTCATGACCGTGTCGTCAATCCCGTTTCGCATTACCGTGCGGGCCGCCGCCCATGGCGCCCCGTCACGACCCAAGCCGGAGCAACGTTTTCGCGCCGGAAACCGGTTCTTCCGCATCCTTGCGGTGACCGAAAGCGACAGCACCGCGCAATACCTGATGTGTTTCGCGCAAGAGGAGGTTTCGGCATGAGTTATGGCGTTTCTGCCGCCTTGCAACAGGCGGTGTTTCAACGGCTGGCGGCGGATACCACGCTGGATGGTCTGGTGTCAGGCGCGATCTATGACTCGGCCCCGCCGGGCATCGTCAGCGGCACCTATGTCAGCCTTGGCCCCGAGGACGTGACGGAGAAATCCGACAAGACCGGCCACGGCGCGCTGCATGAAATAATCGTCAGCGTCGTGACAGACGCTGCCGGTTTCCAACAGGCCAAAGAAGTGGCCGCCGCCGTCAGTGATGCGTTGGTTGACGCAACCCTGATCCTGGCGCGCGGAACGCTGGTCTATTTGAATTTCCAACGTGCGCGGGCGCGCCGGGTTCAGGACGCTGATGTGCGTCGTATTGACCTGGTTTTCCATGCGCGTGTTCAAGATAACTAATTGAAAATACTGGAGTTATGGCCATGGTTGCCCAGAACGGTAAAGACCTCTTGATCAAGCTCGACATGACCAACGCTGGTCAGTTCGAGACCATTGCGGGCCTGCGGGCCACGCGTATCAGCTTCAACGCCGAAAGCGTCGATGTGACCAGCCTGGAAAGCCAGGGTGGCTGGCGCGAGCTGCTGGGCGGTGCGGGTGTGAAATCCGCGTCGATCTCTGGTTCGGGTGTGTTCAAGGATGAAAACACCGACGAACGTGCGCGTCAGATATTCTTTGACAGCGAAGTGCCCAGTTTCCAGGTGATCGTGCCCGATTTCGGCATCATCGAAGGCGCGTTCATGATCACCTCGATCGAATATGCCGGCAGCCACAATGGCGAGGCGACCTATGATCTTGCCATGGCTTCGGCTGGCGAGCTGACCTTCACGGCGCTCTGATCATGGCAAATCCTTGGACGGGAGAGGTGGCTTTGACCATCGATGGGGACCGCCATGTGCTGAAGCTGACGCTGGGCGCATTGGCGGAGCTGGAGGAGAGCCTGGGCACCGGCACGATTGTCGAGCTGGTCGAACGCTTCGAAGGTGGCGCGTTTTCCACACGTGACGTGCTTGCGCTGATCGTGGCGGGGCTTCGGGGCGGGGGCTGGCAAGGCCAGTCGCGCGACCTGTTGTCGGCTGAAATCGCGGGCGGGCCGGTCGCAGCCGCACAGGTGGCGGGTCAGCTTTTGGCCCGCGCCTTTGCCCTGCCGGGGGATGCGACGCCATGAGCACGCCACCCCGGTTCGACTGGCCCGCCCTGATGCGGTTGGGCTTTCGCGGACTGGGTTTGCGCCCCGACCAGTTCTGGGCGCTCACACCGGTCGAGCTGATGGTCATGCTGGGCCGCGATGGGGGCGATGCGCCCCTGGGCCGTGCCCGGCTGGAAGAAATGGCAATGGCCTTCCCGGACAATGACGCTCGGGGTTTGAACGAAGGAGAGTAACATGGCGGAATTCGACGGGATCGACGGGTTCGATGACCAGGTCGACGCGCTGGAAAGCTCGTTGGGTGGGGCGCAGGCGATGGCGGCTGCCTTTGACAGCGAGTTGCGCAATATGCAGGCCACGGTTGGCGACCTGGGGGCAGATGTGAAAACGCTGTCGACCGGGATCAGTGGCGGTCTGCGCAAGGCGTTTGACGGGCTGATCTTTGACGGCATGAAGCTGTCGGATGCGTTGCGCACCCTTGCGACAAGCATGATCGACGCCGCCTATAACGCGGCCATGCGCCCGGTTACCTCGCATATCGGCGGGTTGATCGCGGGGGCGGTTGGTAGTGTCATGTTGCCCTTTGAAAACGGGGCTGCCTTTAGTCAGGGGCGTGTCACGCCCTTTGCCACGGGCGGCATCGTCAGTGGTCCGGTCAGCTTCCCGATGCGGGGCGGCATGGGGCTGATGGGCGAAGCTGGACCCGAGGCGATCATGCCTTTGACGCGGGGCGCCAACGGGAAACTGGGGGTGCAGGCCTCGGGAAATTCCGCGCCGGTCAATATCACCATGAACATCAGCACACCGGACGTCGAGGGTTTCAAGCGCTCGCAAAGCCAGGTTGCAGCACAGATGGCACGTGCGCTGTCGCGCGGCCAACGGCACCGGTAAGGAGGGTAACCCCATGAATTTCCACGAAGTCCGTTTTCCCGCCAACCTCAGCTTCGGCTCGGTTGGTGGCCCCGAACGGCGCACCGAAGTGGTGACGCTGGCCAACGGGTTCGAAGAACGCAACACGCCCTGGGCCCATTCGCGCCGTCGCTATGACGCCGGTGTCGGCATGCGCAGCCTGGATGACGTTGAAACATTGATCGCCTTTTTTGAGGCGCGGCGCGGCCAGCTTTTCGGCTTTCGCTGGAAAGACTGGTCGGATTTCAAATCCGGCACGCCATCGGTGGAGCCGAACTATGTCGATCAACTGATCGATTGGGGGGACGGCGAACGCACGCAATTTCAGCTGACCAAACGGTACAAATCCGGCGGGCATGAATATGTGCGCCCGATCCAAAAGCCCGTGGTCGGCTCGGTCAAGATCGGCATTCAAGGCGACCAGTTGCAGGAATCGATCCATTTCGAGGTGGATGACGCCACAGGCCTGATCACATTTGAAACCGCGCCTGACATCAACGCCGAGGTCACCGCCGGGTTCGAATTCGACGTGCCCGTGCGCTTTGACACGGATCGGATCCAGACCTCGGTTGCCTCGTTCCAGGCCGGTGACGTGCCGAACGTGCCGGTAATGGAGGTCCGTGTCTGATGGGGATTTCACAGGAATTCGAGGCGCATTTTGCCGCGGGTCTGACCACGGTCGCGCGCTGCTGGCTGCTGACCCGCCGGGATGGGGCCGTCTATGGCTTTACCGATCACGATGTGGATCTGAGCTTTGGCGGGGTCACTTTCAAGGCCGACACCGGCCTGACGGCGCGTGCGTTGCAACAGACCACCGGCCTGTCGATAGACAACACCGAAGCCTTGGGCGCGCTGTCCGATGTGGCGGTGCGCGAAGATGACATTCGCGCCGGGCGGTTTGATGGCGCCGAGGTCGAGGCCTGGCTGGTCAACTGGGACGAAATCGACCAACGGTTGATGCAGTTTCGCGGCAATCTGGGCGAGGTAACCCGAAGCGCCGGCGCCTTTACCGCCGAGCTTCAGGGCCTGACCGAGGCCTTGAACCAGTCACAGGGCCGGGCCTTCCAGGCCCCCTGCGGCGCAGTGCTGGGCGATGCCGGGTGCAAATTCGACTTCTCGGTGCCGGGATACCTGGCCGAACGCGCTGTGGAAGAAGTGGACCAGGGGACCATATTCCGGTTTGCCGAT